CTGTCTGGCTCTACTCACCCCGGGTGGTTGCAGTATGGTTCTAACCTGACCATACGCAGGGGCAGAAACGAAATTCAGTATCTCCATAGGTCACCGAGGGGGATTCCCACTACCCCCATGGCCGCTGGACGGCATCTTTAGGAACTTAGATCATCGGTAGCGTATGGACGCTGTAGTGACGGCAGGGCTCCTAGGTTCCCCTAGGATCGATTCTTTCCCTTTGGTCACCCTCTGACCCACCCGAAGGGTTCAAAGGGCACCTGGGGCAACCTAGGCGAACACCCGGTATGGAATGGAGGGTTCAGGGGTAAAGGTAGGGAGCCCCTCGATCACCTCAGGGGTCAACTCGATCATGGCGCGGATGTTGGTGTGCCAACGGGTGTCACCGGGACTGAGGATGTTGCCCTCGATGTCGGTCTTAGGTGGGATGGCACCGATGTGGTCAATGGATATATGTTCAGTAGGAACCACCATGACCTCCCCTTCGTGATCTGTGGTCTCTTGGGCAAGGCCAGCAGCGATGAGGATGTCTTCCATAGCGGACTCTGTGGGGGTGCGGAGCATATAGTCCATGGTGTTTAGGGGGTCGTTAGGGTTTCGGGACGCGGAGGACCTTCTGGTTCCGCAGGAGGCGGTACGAACAGATCATTCACGCGGTCGTAGGTGTATCCAATGCCCGGATAGCAACCGCGAATACTGCCATCCACTTTGCATTCAATCCATTCGCCTCCAAGGTTTTCAGTTAACCATGCAACTGATTCCATTACGAGTATGCGTGTCACTCCGTTATCGATAATTTCTGCTGCGTATTTACTCATGTCATCACCAAGTTTCCTGTTACACGGAAGGTATGGAAGGTGTAACCACCCATTTCTGACGTAGTGTTAGTAGTGCCAGTGACCGAACCAATTGGTGATCCTGGGTAGCGCACAATGACAATGCCAGATCCACCGATACCGCCTGTGGTGCTGCCAGCAGCACTTGGCGTACCTGCGCCACCTCCGCCACCACCCGTGTTCGCAGTTCCTGCTGTTCCGGTAGTACCGTTAAAGTTTCCACCACCACCGCCGCCGCCGGTACCACCAGCACCCACTGCATAAGTAGATGTTGATCCACCGCCGCCGCCACCTGCATAACTACTACCGAAATATGCAGTGCCGTTTCCAGCGTTACCAGAACTTGCATTGCCATTTGTACCTGCCGCGCTTGCACCACCACCACCTGCGCCTCTGTAGGGATTGGCCTCAGCACCTGGTTGTCCTCCGGCAAATCCTTGTCCGGATGTACCTAGCCCATTAGGTTGCCCAGGGTAGCCACCAGCACCGCCGCCGCTTCCTCCATTAGTGCCAGGAACGCTGTCGCCGTTGCCACGACCACCTCGACCACCACCAACTGCTGTAGTAAGTCCAAGACCGCTTATCGAAGATGGTGACCCTTCAACCGCTCCCCCGCTACCAACCCCCGCAGCTCCACCCGCGCCAATCGTCACCGTGTAATTGACCCCTGTTGAAATGTTCACACCAGAGGCATAAACGAGTCCACCCGCACCGCCACCGCCGCCGCCGTATGCGTTGTATGTAGTGCCACCACCACCGCCGCCGCCAGCGACTACCAGTACATCAGCAGAAACTACTGTGGTAGTTGTCGCTTTCAATGCTGAATTATCAATTGCGGTTGGGTAGTACTTGATCGACTTGACCCATCCATCTAAGAACTGGTAGCCACCTTCAGCAGCACCAATCTGCATTCGATCAACTCCGGTAGGAACAGTTCCGGACGTATCGGTGTACACGGTTCCATTGTTTAGCACCGCCGCAAAGTCGTTGGTGTCAAATCGCCAAGCGGCCTTGAATGCTGTGTTGGCAGTTATAGAACCAAAGAACATCGATACTTGCGTAGTTCCGTTTGTGACTAGGTTAGTAAGTGCGCCAGCACCAACATATGCCGTGATCCGTGGATCGTTGTTGACTGTGTTGATGTTGGCAAGGTGCCCAGCAGTAGTGCGGAACGCAGAACCTGTCCAAACAACTGTTCCTTTACCTTGGCTATACCAAGATGAGAAGTTCGTGCCACTCATCAAGCAAGAATCCGCATTCCGCGTGACCTGACTTGCAACCGTAGGGATAAAGGAAGATGCGCTAGAGCCAAGTTCTAGTTGTGCGCCCCATACATAGACATCGATTGCCGTACCCGGTCCACCAATGGCAGACCATTGAGCCATTCCACCCTGAAGGGTTCCGGCAGCAGTATTGTTAAAAGTAACCTGTAAACGCTGCCAAGTAGTTGTAATTGTTGCGTTGTTAAACGATTGGTTAGAACCATCCGAAAGATTGTTGACTCTTAGACCAAATGTTCCCGTTCCAGAAACTGTGCGTACCCACATAGATAGGGTGTAATTAGTAGTGGCAAGACCTCCAGTAGCATTGAAGGTTTTGTAAGAAGATGCCGATGCAACCCATCGATCTACGGAAGTAGATACACCAGAAGGTGCAACGATAGTTTCTGTTGTCTTTGTTACTCCGGTAACTGCGCCGTCCCACGATCCAGTATCGATTGACCAACGACACATATTTGTTGCTTGCCCCTCAATCAGCAACCCCCTTGGTTCCCCAATGTTCGTAGGGCTGTAGTCGAACCGAGGGGACGCATTGCCAACGAACCATGATGTGAATGAACCACTTCCGGTTGGTGCAGTGGCATTGATGGTGATGACCTGTGTTGATGCATTATAGGCAGTCACCAAACCACTCATGTTGTTTGCGCCACTGCTGAAGTAGACCGTTTGACCTACCTGAAAGCGTCTATCTACACCTGCGGTTGCTGTCAAAGTAACGGACTTAGAACCTGTTCCAATGGCAAGCGATGCACTAGTAGCACTATCAACACCATAGATGTACCCATCTGGCCCGACATAGGTTCCACCACCGGCGCGGCTAAATGTAAGCCTTGAGTCCAACACACCCGTAGTAAAATCAAGGTTGAGCGTGGAGCCATCCCCTTGGTAGTTCGAGGGCATCAGTGTCGCCCGCCCACCCTTTCGCATACCCATCCCGCTGAATGGGATGAAGTTAGTGGGTGAACTCGGGGATGAGTAGGTATTGCTATATGTCATTGATTCTTTCCAAGCCAGTTGAGGCCTGAGGTTCCTTGGGTTCCGAAGGTTTTCGTATATGCCCGCTCGACCCGTTCGAGTTCGACATCAATATCTCTTTGTTTCCTAGCGATGATCATCTTGTCCACATCAACTGCTACTGCTTTCGCCCAATAGCCCACGGCCATGGAGAGCGCATCGAGTCTGTCATCGTGCCTGAGGCTCCCACGATCCCTTGTGATCCTGGTGAGTTGATAGAAGAGCTGATAGGACAACTGCTTCTCCGGCGGTAGCCCCTTGGTGGACTCATAGTCAGCCTTGATGACTGCCGGTTGCACTACGAGTCGATGCTGGTTGAGGATGGGTTCAAGGGTATCGATGATCCGCCGTTCCTTCTGAATGGAATGGCGTACCTCTTCGATAGAGCATGGCCATGAGTCCCGTAGGTACGGGGTCAGGAGCTGCGTGAACATTCCATCCCCGAAGTTTGATTCGACGATGCACTTGTTGACCTTCTGATCCCTAGCAACCTTGGCGAGTGCTCTGAGGTTCTCAGGTGTGTAGCCACCACGGAGTCCACCGGCTGCGGTGAGGTGCATCCATCCATTGCTCATCTTGACGACGGCATACGCAGTTTCATCCTCACCACGCCCTGAGGGGTCAATGGCAAGCACGGATCCTGCGAAGGGTATGAACTTGTCTGAGATGGATATGGGGTTGTGGTAGCGGTCACCACGGAAGCCAACGGCAGGTAGGTCTTCCTCGATCTTCTCCTTGGATCCTGACCACACCAAACGCTCCGGTGCTTGCTCCCAATCGCCACCATAGGCAATGAGGTCATGGAGCTTGAGGGGATATCTGTCCTGATCAGCCAGACTCGTATTGAGCATGAACTGAAGTTGGAACCCGCTTCGCCCATAGGAGAGTGCTCGTTCCTGTAGATCCTCTTTGGAGAACCGCTTGGGGTCTGTAGGAGTCCCAACGATCTCTTGAGTCCACTCCTCTTGGATCGTGGGTGCCAAGCGACCACCGTAGGCGGTCATCTCGATCTCTGAGGGGTACAGGGCTGGCCATATGCGGCACTCATAGCCCCGCTCTTGGAGGATGTTGTAGATGGACTCTTCGCTCTGAGGAGTCCCTAGGAAGATGACGCGCCCCCCAGGCTTGATGATTGCATCAACTTCCTTGATGCGCTCCTGTAGTTGCTCCCTCATGGTGGAGGTGAGGCTGTTGTTGGCTACCTCCACATCGTCAAGGATCACTACATCAGCACGGGAGCCGGTTAACTGCCCGGTGATACCGAGGCTCTTGACACTTGGTGCATGGCTCGGTGGCGCAGGACCCACATCAAAGGCTATCGCTGAGTTCCTTTGGGTATCCCTAGGCATCAAGTGCTGGTACATGGGCACTACCTGCATCAACTTCCGGCAGAACGAGGCGAACTCATCAGCCCGGTTCTTGGATGCAGAGACAACGAGGAACTGCTTCGTAGGATCCAACATCAATTCATGCATAACGAATGCTGAAGTGATCCAAGACTTCCCTACCCCACGGAAAGCAAGGGTGACAGATCGCCTTGGACCCCCTTGGAGCCATGATGCCATCTCATATTGCACCTTGGTGGGCGCAGGGAGCCCAAGTTCAGCCCAGACAAGGTGGAGTCCATTACGGAAGTCCTTGAGCCGGGGATCTATCTCCATACTTAGGTGCCGGTACGCAGATCTTCCTGATTATCAAAGGGCAGAGTCTGTGCAAGACGGAGAATTGGGGTACCCGCGAGAGCCACTTGATCCACCTGGTTGTCCTTGAGCATCTGACGGGCAACATTGAGGTCAGCGGGTGTCGCTTCCCCTGAGGCAACCCGGCGCAGCAGCTCATTGCAGAGACTCGCATGGAGGCTCTTGAGGGTTTCCTTGGTGGGATCAGCCATTGAGGAGTACTGCTCGTAGGAAAGTGGTTGAACCACCGACAGAGGCGAGGGCACCTGAAGTAACGATACGCATACGAGGCATCGTCTGAATGACCTGTGTGTAGTTCCTTGCTCCATTGGCGGTGCCTACATCAAAGTGACCAACAGGCATCTTCAATGAGCCAACAGGGACGCTGAGAAGAGTGAACCACTCCACATCATCAACGGTTCCTTGAACCTCAATCGTCGCTGTACCAACCGTTGTCGCTGTAGTGGAGGAACTAACGAGACTAAGTAGAAGCAATCCAACCGTTGATGAAATTGGGTTGTATGGATGCGTTGGACCGGTGATGCTGCTGTTAGTAGCAAAGTTACTTGTCTTAGGCAGGAGATACTTGACTTGCATATTTATTTACTCGCTAGGGTGTACTGAAAGAGGGCTGAAACGATGGCAGCAATGACTCCTGCTGCACCAATGATGTATGAGCGTGAATGCTCTAGATGACGAACGCGATGATCTAACTCCTTCATTTCCCCTTGGGCAGCCTGACGCTGCTGTAGAAGCAGGTCGAGCTTTCCCTCAAGGCGGCCAATGGCAAGCATGACTTCATGGTCGAGTTGGGTATTCATGGGATGCCTTAGGAGACTCGGACGAGCATCCACTGATCACTCACTGCAAGAAGATCTCTGTTCGGCCCAAGTGTGTCAGTCAATGTATATTGGGCAGTGCCGACCCTATCTATTTTTTTTGCTAACCAAGTGCCCATTCCTGCTGCAACACGAATCTGAGGATTGCTTCCGGAGCCACTTACAACGATGAGGCTAGGTGAAGGGAAACACCAAATACCGCTTACACTGCCATTGCTACCGGTTGTCCAGCCCAACAGCTGAACAGATCCAATTCCGGTCAACGATGGCGTATAGGGATTTGCCGCTGATTGTTCCCAAGTTGCATTACCGCTTCCATCACAGGTCAACACCTGCCCTGCCGCTGGAGTACCCGAAGTAATCTTCAGTGGTCCATGAACTGTGATTTGCGAGGCACTACCAATAGCCGAACCCAAGGTCACCGGGGCAACCGTGGACATCGTTGCGTTCACCGTAAGAGCATCAGCCGCTGCATCACCAACCGTTACATTCCCTTGGAATGTGTTGGCACCCGTGAAGGTGTTGGTTCCACTAGCGGATACCGTGGGGATCGCTGTGTTCTTGAGTTGACCCGCATCGAAAGCAAGGCCGGCACCTAAGGAGATCTCAGTGACATTCGCAGCGGTAGCACCAACTGCTGGGTTCCCGAGTAGCCGGAGTCCCGTGGATACCTGCTGCATCTTTCCATAGGTGACCTTGTTGTTACCAATGGTTGGGGATGGGTAGGAGCTGGTGAGATCACCTCCGGCAACTCCTAGCGGAGAAGCCCCTAGGACCTTCAGGGGTGAAGCGGCAGTACCGAGTCCCTCGAGGCAAGACACACCTAAGTTGTCTATCTGCGTTGTCGTGATAGTGACTGAACTCAGTTTGTTGGCAGCTACACCAGCAGCAGCAACAGCAGTGTTGTAGGCGTTGGTAGACGCAGTAACCGCATCAGTGACTTGGCCGGTAAGGGTTGTAAGGGCACCTGTAGTGGCAGCACCAATGAGACCAGCAGTGATGACTACGGCACCTGTTTGTGTCGCTATTGCCTCTGCTCCAATTTGGGTTCCTACCGTTGTGATGATCGGTACCGTCCAGACCCCTTGGTTACTCCCATTGCAAGTCAACACCTTGCCATTCGCACCACCACTTGGGATGACTAGGGTTCCCTTGACCGTAATAGAATTAGTTACATCGGCACCAAGATCGACATTGGCATTGAATATCTGAGGAGAACTAAAGGTCTTCGTACTGTTAATCGTCTGTGCTGTTGATTTAGTCACAGCACCTATACCTGTGTTGTTCTCATCAGCAGTAATGACCACCGTGCCGGTTTGGCCGTTCACTGTAAGAACGGGAGGAGCCACCGGATTGCTCCATTGAGTTGCGCCAGTATCGTTTACACAAGTCATAATCCTGTTAGCACCCGCACCCGACGGAAATGTAGGTGTAGCAGTCACTGTCAATGTGGATGCCGTAGTAGCACCAATGCTCACATTGCCTGAGAATGTAGTAGTACCAGTGAATGTCTTGTCACCTGCAATGGATTGATTGCCCACCTTCGATACAGCATTAAGGCTCTTGATGAGGGCGGTCTCAGTCCCATCAGCGATGATGACTACAGCACCCGTGATCCCGTTCACGGATGTGACAGGAGCAGACGCTACTGATTGCCAGGAAGCGTTTCCATCGATATCTGATTGGAGATACTTGCCAGCACCTGGGCCACCCGAAGTGATCTTTAGAGTTCCCGGTACAAGAATCGTGTCGGCTGGGGCATTACCAAGGGTTACATTGGCTTGGAACACCTGATCGACACTAAAGGTCTTTGTGCCGCTAATGGTCTGTGTTGTTGATTTAGTTACACCACCAAGGTTCCCGGTCGTGTTCACTTCACCATCGAGACTCAATGCGATAGCACCTGTCATGGTGTTGACGGTGGATACAGGGGCGTTGAGTGGGTATTCCCAAGCGACCGTGCCAATAGAATCCTTACAAGTCATTACCTTATTGAGCTCCGGTGCGCCACTACCAGTGAACTTCAGGGTTCCCGTAAGGTTGATACCGTCACTTGTGTTATCTCCGAAGGTAACCCCTGCACTGGAGTAGAAACCTCCGTTCGCCTTAACGAGACCGGAGAACTCAGCATCTCCATCAGACTCGATGAATGATGTAAGGCCGCCTGTTGGTGAGTAACCCTCCCATACATGAAGATTTCCATTACTAGCTCGTTGTGCCTTCACAAGACCTGTTGGCTCAATAGATACGCCGTTAGATCCGTTAGTTCCTATAGTAGTTCCCGATGATGTAACTGTAGGTGCTACTGTGAACTTCTTTGCAGCAGAGATCGTCTGCGTGGTATTGGTATCTACAGCATTTGTAACTTGGGCTGCTGTGTAATCATCCGTAGCAGGGGTGACATCACCAGCACGGCCATTGAAGAGGTTGACTCCAACAGCACCGTTCAGTGTGGCTGACACTACGCCAGTTGATGCATTGATGGATAGACCACTGCCTATCCTGATACCACCGAGCACATCGGCAGTCGCTATAGGTAGCGTTGCATTCTGAGTGACGCTTACAACACCATCGGTGACCGAGAGACCGCCACCAACCTGCATGATGCCCTTCTGATTTCCAGTAGCAATCGGAAGTGGATAAGCACCTGCTGGGGTATAAGCACCAAGCGAGTCTGCACTAATTGTGAGCGGTCCAGTAGCCCCGTTGAGCATTGTCACACCCGCTGGTTCCGGGGTCTGCCAAATGGCCTTGTTACCTGCCGATGATGTCAATACTTGGCCGTTGGCTATTGCGCCTGGAATCTGGAGTTCGCCCCCAATGAGGATGATGTCATTTGATGCGGTACCAAGTGTCACATTGTTGGTGAATGTCTTAGCACCTGTAATGTCTTGGGTGTTTCCTACACTGACGGCTCCTACATCAGCAGCCGAGAGTGATACGGTAGGCCCCGCTTGGTCGTTGACCGAGGTCACGCCAGTAGCAGCCGGTGCAGCCCATGTGGCATTACCACTTGCATCCGCTGTAAGAACCTTACCTTGCAGGTTGGCACCTACATTGTATTTCAGGGTGCTTGTGATCTCAGCAGCCGCCGCCTTAGCAGTACCTGTGAATGTCTTGACACCAGCGATATCTTGATTACCTGTGACACCTACAGCAGATACATCGGCTGCATCTAGCGTAATGGCACCTTGGTTGCCTACGCCTGTTTTGCCGTTGACTTCTGTGATAGATGCTGGCAAGGAAGCCCAGATGGCTTCACCATCGGTCTGACTGAACAGAACCTTACCTGCGGCATAGCCGTTGACAGGATACTTCATCCTTCCGTTGATTGTGACCGTATCGGTTGAAACACTACCTAGATTTACATTACTTGTGAATGAAGTAACGGCGGTGATGGTTTGAGGAGCACCTACTAGAGCAGCCGCACCAATGCCCGAAGGTGTAATGATTACTGTTGGTCCGTAGTCCCCGTTCACCGATGTGATCCCCGTAGCAGCCGCTGAAACCCATGCTGCTGATCCATCAACATCAAGACAAGTCAGCACCTTACCGGCGGCCTCATTACCAATGACTAGGTTTAGGTCACTCGTAACAGTCAGGGTATCTGCGGCTGCGTTGTTACCAAGTCCTACGCTCCCTGTGAAGTTCACGGGTCCATCTACAGTCTGAGTTACTCCAGTAGCACCCACGGCGATAGCACCAATGGATGCCGGTGTAATGACTACTGTTCCCGTAGATGACGCAGCAGCCTCGGATCCAAGCTTGATGCCATTGACAATGGATGACCACGCCACCGATCCATCATTCGTTGATGAAACAAGTGCTTTACCACTAACAGCAGATCCGGTGACCTTCAGTGGAGCGTTGATCTCCACAGCACCCGTAAATGTCTTCTGCCCATCAATGGTCTGAATGCTATCGGTGAGGACTACTGTTGCAGGGAGAGAACCAGCGTTAATGG